GTCTGCCGGGACCGCAGTAGGCTCTCCGATCACAGCTACACAACTGGCACTTACCATTCCGCCCGATGTAAAATACTATTTTGGGGTTAAGGCTCTCCGGTATCAGGCAGGAGTCAAAACGGCCGAGTCGAGTGTCGCGTGGTCGAGCGACCCGGTGGCCACGAGCAATGCTCCGTGGGGCTTTGACACTACCAGATCACCCCTTGCACCTTCAGCGATCAGGCTGTTACCGTAAATGGAAAACACTACCCATAGTGTGCCTACCGACCCTACCGCACAAAAATTGCTTGACTTTGTGCGGAAAGTCGTAGAAAATAATAGACATTCAAGGTACACCGGTTGCGTAACGATTCAGGTTTTGTTCAACCAGGGCGGTATCAGATCATGTGAGCAGCTAACCCAAACTACCGTGTGCCTTTCAGAGTTGAAAACGGATTCTTAAAGGGCCTGCATCGCTGGTGACGGCACCAGCGTAGAAGCAGCCTCCCTCTAAGCCCGGATCGAGCTTAACCGCTCTTTCCGGGCTTTTTATTTTAACTCCCTTGCAAAGGAGAAGAAATCGAATGGCTGAAGAAAATGGGGCGCTACAAACAGACGCAGGCTCCTCGCCCGTTCCTGCCCAAGCTGGTGAGCTTGTCAGCACCGTGGAGTTTTATCCCCAGCCCGCGGCCGCCGGCAAACCGTCCGAGGGGACGCTAAAAACCGAAGCCACCGACAAAAAACAGCCAGCAGGCAAAGAAGCCGAAGCCGGTAAGACCGATCAGAAGGCAGCCGACACCAAGGCCAAGCCGGAAGGGGACGATGATCGGTTCGACAAGCACCCCCGGTTTCAAGAGTTGAACAGGCGGGCAAGGGAATCAGAGGAGCGAGTCCGCAAGCTGGAACAAACGCTGAACGAGTTAAACGCACGGCAGGCCGCGCCGAAAGGCGAAAAGGGCGAAGGCGGGGAAAGCAACCTGCCTTTCAAGGACGTTTCGAAGATGAAGCCCGAGGAGCTTCTGGATTGGCAAAGCGAAGACCCTCAAGGCTACTACAAAAACCTCCTTACCCAGGCCAAGCACGAGCTTAGTAACGACTTCACACAGAGCTTCGAGCAACGGCAGAAAGAGGACGCAGTTGTGTCCACCTACGAGTCGTTTGCAAAGGCAAACCCCGATTTCGATGAGATGTGGGATCAGGGGTCCCTGCAGGAGTTCATGCGATCGAACCCGGGCCACAACGCGATCTCGGCCTATCACGCTCTGACGGCTGATTCAAAACTGAAAGCCGCTACCGAGAAGGCCGCCAAAGACGCCGAAGCCGCGTTTGTCAAAAACCAGCGAGCAAAACGCACCTCAGATGTTCTCCCGCAAGGACCTTCGGCACCGGGGACTTTCTCCCATGGCGACGAAGCGTTGAAGGATTCCCGTAAATTTGGCGGAACCTCGGCGGTCCTTGCCTCAAGGCTTGCGGATCGAAGACGCTCTCAGGCTGGCGTGTAGGGCCCTGCCGGTAGGTTCTGCCTCAACTAAATCTCAGAGGAGGATCTACCAATGGCTTTGACTTTTGAAGAACTCGAAAGCGTAACCAACGACTACTTTCTGCTCGACGGCGGCAAAGCGGTCGATATCTATTTCTACGATTCATTCCTGCTCAACTACCTGATGAAGCAGCAGAAAGGTATTTGGGAACGGCCCACCGGCGGCGAGAAAATCCGCATCCCGTTGGAATACGACGGGCAGGAAGCGGAGTTTTACTCCCGCGGCGACACCGTTAACAGCGACGACCGCGAATCGGTCAACGCGGCGTATTTCGAATGGAAACACGCCTACGGCAACGCCACCATCTACCGGATCGACCAGCTGAAGAACAACGGCGAGTATGCCGAAGTGCAGCTCATCACCCAGCGCGTCGGCGGCGCTCAGAAGTCCCTCACCAAGCTGCTCTCGGGCTCCATCTATGACGATGCCAGCGGCTCGTCCACCCGCCTAACCGGCCTCAAGGCCCTTTGTAACGCCACCGCGACCATCGCGTACGGCGGGATCGCCGAGGACGATCTGGTGTCGGCCGACGGCACGAAGCCCTGGAACGGCATGCGCACCACCACCACGACCGTCCTCAACCTCCCGAACATCCGGACGGCCCGCACCGCGGCCAAGATCCGCGACGGCGCCAACGGCAAGCCGGATCTCATGGTCACGACCGAAACCAACTTCAATACCATCGTGGACATTCTGCAGGTTCAGCAGCGGTTCACGAACGGCATGGAAACCGTCAAGGCCGGTTTTACCGGAGTTGTTTTCGAGGGCATGGAGATCTTCCCGGACGATTACTGTCCATCCGCGGCCGCCTTCTGGATCAACTCCAAGCACCTGGGCTTCGCCGTTCACAGCCAGGGCTACATGATGCGGACCAAGTGGGAGAAGATCGCCGACTCTCCCGAGGACAAGACCATGAAAATCTATTTCGACGGCAACATGGTCTGCAACAACCGGAAGGGGTTCAACCTCTACACCGCGATCTCTTAATCAAAACCGTCAACTGACTGACACGGCCCCTTAAATAGACCCCTGGAAGCGGGGTGGGGCCGGGGAAAATGGCTTCCGCTAAACCAACCAAAAGGAGAATTGAAAATGAGCATGAAACCCCTGAAAAGAACCGGATTCAACCAGAGCATTCTCGCTCAGTCTTCCACCCAAAAGGAGGAGTTGGGCTCCCTGCGCATGCTGCGCGACGGCCGAAAATTCCGCTACGCCAAGGCCGGAGCCTCGGCGCTCGCCGCCGGGAAGCTCACGGTCAGCGCCGCAGTTGGCGCCGATGTGATGAACGAGGTCTGCACGGCCGTTCACGCCATCGGGGATGTGGTTTTCGCCGAAACGATCACCAGCGCCACCTACGCCGAGAACTACTTTGCCGGCGGTTACCTGCAGATCAATGATGGCACCGGCGAGGGCCATCAGTACAAGATCCTGTCTTCCACGGCTGTCACGGCCAGCACCTCCATCATCTTGCAACTGGACGAACCCATCCGGGTTGCCACGGCCGGCACCAGCGCCACCGAGTTCAGCATCATTCACTCGCCCTGGCAGGCAACGGTCGAATCTACCACCCTCGGCTGCCCGGTCGGTATCACCCCGATCGTTGTCACCGCGACCTACTTCTATTGGGCGCAGACGGGCGGGCCGGCCATCGCCCTTTCGGGCAATACCGATGCGGCTGGCAAGCCGCTTTATCAGTCGACCACCACGGCCGGCGCACTTGCAGGCCTCGATGCTGCGAGCTACTACCCGCAGGTCGCAATCGCCCTCGGGACGGCCGGTGTTTCCGGTGAGTACAAGCCCGTAATGCTCACCATGGATTAAACAGAAATCGCAGTTCATCAAGATAAGGGCCGGCACCGGCCGGCCCTTTAGCCCCCGTATAAGGAGACTTACCAATGGCTTTCACTTCCGCTGTAACTGTTAAAACCGTGTTCGGAAACAAGCGGGTCCATTACGGCACTTTCACCACGAGCAGCACCGAAACAGGCGGCGATATCGATACCGGCCTTCGTTCGTGCGAGGCGATCTTTTTGCAGCAGATGGCTTCGGCGGTCACGGCCGATGCTCCGGTTGTGAACGAAACGCTCCCGGTTGCCGGGTCGGCCGTGACTATCGTGACCACCGCTTCGGCCGATGGGTACTGGATGGCCATAGGCTACTAAAGGAGCCCGCCCGATGGCGAACACCCTCGACACCAATCTACCGGCTGTTGAGCTTGCGGCCGAGGTTTTCTTTCTCGAAGAAACCTCACAGACGCTCGCCGACGAGGTGCTGGACAAAGCGCAAGACGGATCATTCTCCTACGACGATGTGCTGAAATACTTCAACGACTGTCTTGCGGCCCTCGCCGGCGAGTTTCTTCTCGAGGACCTGGAACGGTGGGAGGACATTTACACCGACCCCGGGGCGAACAATGCGGAGCTCCCGGCCGACTACATGCGCAACCTGCGTTTTGCCCACTCAACCACGCACAACCGCAGGGTCCGGATTCAGGGATCGGTAATTCAGATGTTTCGCTGGTACTCCCAGCTCGACCGGGTGGGACCGGTCAGACAATGCGCGATCAAGGGCAAGCGCCTTTATTACCAGCTCGTCCCGTCAACGTCCGAACAGTTAAAAATCAACTATTACGCCTACCCCGAACGGTTGCGCACCAGAAACGATAAGCCGACATGCCTGCCTGAGCAGCTTGTCGATGCGTTGCTTGGCAACTTCGCCCTTTGGAAGATTTTTGACAAGATCGAGGACGCCCTGGAAGGCCCGAAGCCGAACACCCTATATTACAAATCGCTGTACGGCGAGGCCAAGGCCGAGCTCACCGCTTTCCTCGGACCAGAGGAGCGCGAGCCCCAGGAGTTCCCCGATGAAATGAATTGGGATGCCTTGGTCTAATGCCGGATCCAATCACCATATTTCGAGGCTCAAACGGCCTCAACGTCAAGACCGACCCGACCCGGATACCGTTTGATGCGTCAAGCGGTATTCAGGATCTCGCCGCCGCGGTCAACGTCGACCACGACCGCACCGGGCGGGTGAGCCGCCGCAAGGGGTTCACAGCTACCGCCGTAACCTCGGCGGTTCATTCGCTCTGGTGTGACGGCGGCCCGTGCCTTCTAGTAAGCGGTTCGTCGCTGTGCCTGCTCTCCCCCTCCTACACCACCCAGGTCCTCGCCACGGTCACCGCAGGCGCGAGAATGAGCTATTTCCAGCTTGAGTCGCGGGCCTACTGGATGAACGGGGTCGAGAAAGGTTACGTCGAGGCCGGAGCGAATAACGCATGGACCCGAGCTGCCTATGTGGGCCCGGACAAGACCCGCCAGTTCTCGGACCCTCCCATCGGCCACCGGATCGCCTACGAGCATGGAAGGGTATGGATCGCGCAGGGTTCGGTTGTTTGGCACTCCGAGCCGTACAGCTTGAACGACTTTGACCTGTCCCGCGACTTCCTGCCATTCGAGTCCCGATTGACCATGCTCCGACCGGTTAAAGGCGGCGTCTATTTCAGCGACTCGCAGCGGACCTACTTCGGGGCTGGCCCGGACCCCCGGGCCATGGAGCTTCTGCCTGTTTCCGAATCTCCGGCGATCGAGGGCACCGACCAGCCGCTCGACATGGTGAAGTTCGGCGACGGATCGAACGCGGGCCTGGGCGCGATCTGGACCGCCAAGAACGGTATTTGCGTAGGCATGCCGACCGGGCAGGTTATTAATCTGACTTTCAAAAAACTCAGTTACCCATCGACGTTGAAAGGTGCTTCGCTCTGTTTCGATGGGAGATACGTTGCGACATTGGAACCGTAGTATATGAACGAGTCAATAAAATATTAGGAGGGCGATAAAATGGCAAGAGGAGATCTTGTGGTTTTTGAAGAAGCAAAAGCGAAAATGCTTGATGGCGATTGGGCGTCTACGGATCACTTTTATTGTGCGATCTGCGACAACACGGCGACACCCGCGGCGTCTACTGCAACTCCGGTGATCGGAGATTTTACCCAAGTCGGCACCGGCGGGACCTATGTTGCCGACGGTACAGACTTAGGGGCGCTTTCGGCCCTTGTAACTGAGGCAGGCGGCACAATGACATTTGACTCCGCTACCAATCCGACATGGGCGCAAGACGCCGGAAACGATGTGGACGCATATTGGGCGATCATTTACAATTACACGGACGCCGGCAAAGACGCTCTCGCTTTTCTTGACCTCGGAGGTCCGGTGGACATGACGGCGGGCGATCTAACGATAACGTGGAACGGTTCAGGCCTTTTTACTATCACATAGCCCACCACTAAAAAAGGGTATTGGTTTATGAAAAGGCTAATTTTTACCACTTTAACGCTGTTTTTATTTATTTTTTTATGTACTTCACAACAAGCACAGGCAACAAACTATTACTTTGACCTTGCCAGCGGAAACGACACCACAGGCGACGGATCATCCGGAACCCCTTGGAAAACGATTGACAAGTGTACTACTGGCCGCTCCGGTGGTGATGAGTGTCGCGGGGCCAAGACAGCGATCACAACGCTTTCCGGCACCCTCACGTTTACGAACGGCAGCACCTCGGTAGCCACTTCCTCAGACCTATCCGCAGTTGTCGCGGCTGGGGATATTGTAGGAAAAAATAGTGGTCTTGAAGGCTGGTGGAGAGTTACTTCTTTAACCTCGTCGGTTATTACTCTTGATAATCAGTATTGGGGTCTTACCGGATCCGGGAGTGCTGTTACCGGTTACAAGATTACACCGGTCGCAGCGTCGGAGCAGTATGATGTTGCTGCCTCCGGGTCATCGGCATCTTCAATGCTCAAGATTTCCGGCGGGTGGGATCTGACCGGGCCGACGCAGGACGGGATAACAGCCTATACTTGCTACGGCACCGGCGCCCATGGCATCGCCATTGGAAACCGCAACTATATAGAGTTCAGCAAGTTTATTATTGTTTACTCCGGTACGGCCCAAGCTGGTATCCAGATTGGAACCATGACCGGCGCAAATATCCATGATGTTTGGGTGAGTGCTTGCAGATATCAAGGTACCGCCATGACATCGGCGCCAATAGATTCAAAGTGGGAGAATGTTGTCTTTAGCGGGACAGGATTCCACGGAGTTAGCTGGTCCTCTGCAGGAGCGTCCTTCTCACAAGTAAAATCACTTTATATTTTTTCTGCCGGAAACGCAGCAAGTGAGTACGGGATGTCTTTTACCGATGCTTGTTGCGTTTTTGACGATCTCAGAATTTACAATTCCTATGATGACAACCTCAATATGGGGACAGAGACAGGATTCAACCTTTTCAAGAATTGCATTTTTGATACGAACAATAATGCTGGCAGTTACTCAGTCGCCACCGGAACGTCTTCTGCCTATTCCAGATTTTATAACTGCACACTTGGAGCATCGACTTCTTACAACTTGTCGATAGTTAATGCTAATGCACCAGTTTATTTCATTAACTGCACAACCGCATCTGCAACAGGACTCGTTACTGGTCCTGGAGGTGCCACACAAGAAGCAACAGGATCACCTGTGCTGATCTGGCAGCCGACAGGTGGTGAGCCTGTTCGATATACCTACAGAGGAAACACAACGATTACTGCCACAGGCTCTCAATCAGGTAATTGCTTAAAAATAACGCCAGGAATCGCCACAATCGCAATTGTTGAGAAAGTCGGTTCTGTTAAAGTGACCAGCACCGGGACCGACATAACTCTAAAAGTGTATATTTCTTCCG